AAACAGTCATTACATTCGATTCCGGTAATTTTTCCTTCTGTAAACCATTCACTCCATAGCCTAAGACTATCTCCCTGAGCTGCTCCTATTTCTAATAGGTTAATATCGCGATCTCTATTTTCGAATTCACGCTCATAATACCCGCTAAGATAGCTATGATCAGTTTCTTTATCAGAGGTCCATTCTGCATGGTGCTGTTTATTTACTAATTTACTGTCGTTTAATTCTGTCAGAGTCATATAACTACTTTTATTTCCAAAATTGATACCAACGCTTCCTAGGTAAGGGAACGCATAGCGAAAATGGATTATCACCGAAAGATACTCTATCTATATATTTTGCACAAAGTATATTAAAAAATACTTCATGGTATTTTTCAGGGATAGTATCGAAGTCTGCTTCTATCTTTACGTCTATTTCAATTATACCATCGGTCGGTGTTATTAACCGTAACGTATTATGCGTAGTTACTAACTTAGAAGTAGTCGTTATTAGATTATTACCGGAACCTAAATTTATTTCTTGCATACTATACGTTTAATGTTTTATTCCATCTATTAAAAAAGTTAAGATCATTTTTAAGTAAGTACTCAAACTCTTCTATTTTTAATATTCTAAATGTTCCAGCAGGATCCTCTACCAACCAATTATCATAAAGCCAGTCATCTAAATCGCCTATATCAGATTTTCTCCATAATTCATTCATTTCATTACTGTAGCTGTCGTGAAGTATTTCTAATTCCATCTGTTTTATACGTTTAATGTTTTATTCCATGCTGCAATATGCAATCTAGTTAATCCTCTAAATCTATACTTCTTAGCCATCTCCATTACAAATCGAGTACGCTCTTCAAAGTTAGCTGCATCATCTAAACCTGGCATACAGACTACATTCTTTAAAGGAATATAAAACGGTTCAATAAAGTCTCTAAAGATTTCTTTAACGTCCTCTTCAGTACTAATAACAAACTTAAATTGGTAGTTATCGTGCTCCATAATACGGTTAATAGCTTTAGGAACAATACGCTGTTTTACTGTCATACCCGAGTTATCCAACTTAGGTGAACAGTTAATTTGATCTAAGCTCTGAAATAATTCTTCTTCGATAAAATTAGTACCGTTAGTTTCGATTTCATAGTAGGTATTACGTAAAGAACCTTCTATATCCATCCAATATTCAGTAAAGTTATTAATTGCTACTTGATGTCCTGCAATAGTAGGTTCACCTCCAGTCCAGATTACACGTACGCGACCATCTAGAATATCCTCGTATACTCCTTCCTCTTTAAATCTATCAAGTAAGTATTGAAACTCTTTATCTTCTCCTCTCCATAACCACTGAGATGTAGAATCACAAGTCCAGGTAGCTTTACCTTCTTTAACTAAATCGCCTTCGAAGATTTCACCGTCTTCTAGTAATTGCTCTTTCATTAAATTATTTGTAAATGCTCTAGACATACCGCACGTTAGGTTACAAATACCTAAACGAACGAAGTATGCAGGAATACCGCTGCTTATGCCTTCGCCTTGAACTGTATAAAAGTCACTAGTAATAAGTAACTTATTTGGATCTATCTTACTCATTAGTTACTGTTTTAGGGGTTTCTACTTTTTTAAATTGAGCCTTCCATTCAGATTTAGGTATAAACTTCCACTCCCTAGTAGCTTGATCAGCCTTTTCATTTGTTATTCGGATAATTTCTCCGGTCTTAGAACTCTTTAAACATTTCATAGTTTCCTCCATGTTTTATTGTGATTAAATTATTTTTTATCTACATAATGATGTAGCTTATTTCTTAACCTATCAATTCGTATTTGACAGTACCATTTTCCCATATTACTAGATGCATTAGCATATCTTTCTTGCCAGTACTTAATACCTTTATTAGTCTTAGCATTAGCTTCTTCTAGGTAGTCTATATCCCAATAGCTATTATTCTCCTGTATCTCTTCATCGGTAGGAATATAAGGATTTTCTTCTTCCCACTTTTCAATAAGCATCTTGCGTCGAGACTTCTCTTGTTTTTTTTCAAATTTCTTTTCCATTACCCTATATAAATTGCTGAGTTTCTTTTATTCTCAAAGAATTCTACTTGTGCTACTCTAACGCGGTTATTTGTCTCTTCCTGTACAAAAGTATTTATTTTACCGTAAATATACTTTGCAAATTGCTCTGCACCTACAGGGCCTTCAAGGATTCTTAACTGTACTACTCCTCTCTTATCTAACTCTTTAAAGATCTCCAATTCAGGATCATCTGGTGCTAATACCGTAGTATGATCGAACATATAATCCATCCATTGCTTAGCGTTCATACCGTCAATTTGAGTTTTAGCTCTCTTCATACCGCCAAAGTCCCATACCCAATTTCTATGATCTAACTCTCCTTCAAAAGTTATTCTAAATTCAATATCGTAACCATGTAAAAATCTACAATGCGTACCTTCAGCAGCCCATTGACGGAATACGGTACTAAACCCGTCGTATAATTTTGTTGATTGAAATTTGCTCATAACGTATTTTTTATAAAATTAAGTATTTTCTCTCAGATAACCAAATTCTTGTGCAAGTACTTGACAGCTTTTTTTATGTTTATCTCTATATGGACAATGTCTACATCCATTCCCACAACACTGTCCTCTTTGAGAATGGAAAAGGGCCGTAAAAATGACCCTTTCCCCTTCCAAATAATAATGTATTCCTTGTATGAATTCTTTTTTTTCCATCTTATTGAACTTCACAAGCACCGCCAGCGCAAGCTGCTTCTCCCATTAAGTTAGTATTGTCTGCAAATTCGACAACTTTAGATAAATCTATATTATGTAAAGACTTCATCATTTCGTCGTACTTCTCTTCTGTACAGTCTTCGAAAGGTGCTTGAATATAAGTTCCGCCGTCGTAAGGTAGTACTGATAAGCCATTGTAGAATTTTTTATTATCCCACATCCACTTTCCTACCTCTTCCCACTGATCTGCTTTAATAGAAACTGTAGCTGAAATATTATGTGTATTCTGACCTGTTCTATGACCTGGTTTAACCCAGTTTTGATATACAGACTTAACTCTTTCAAGAAGATCTAAAGCAGACTCGTGTCTTAAAATAGATCCTGCTGGAGCTTTTTGCGGTACAGAGATAACTGCTGTATCATGAGGTCTAAAATATTCATCTTCGATAAGCTCTGGATGATTAATTGCTAGGTAGGTGTATATAGATTCGTTCTTACCTACTCTAATTCTTCTAATATAGAAATCATTATGCCATGCATGAATTCCAGATGATGTTCCTAATGCTAAAGAAGAAGTTCCTGAAGGCTTTACTGTAGTAGTTCTAGCTGCTTTATTAATTCCTAATAGCTTAGCTACTCTCTCATTTTCTTCATTAACAATCTTAGTTGCTTGCTTAAGATCTAACTGTTGAACTTTACCAGAACCAATACCTGTCATTCCTACGCCTATTAAAGCGTCTTTTTCGGTTGTTCTTTGCCAGATAGGACGTAAGTAATGGAAGCTAGTATAAGATGCTTGTAACGTACCGATAAAAGCTGCTGCTTTTACTCTTGCATTTAAATCAGCTTGATCTACAACATCTGAAACATTTACTTCACATAAGTTACAGAATTGGAATGGACGTAAAGCAATCTCGCAACATGGATTAGTTCCCCAATCTTTATCATTGCTTAAATAAATGCCAGGTTCACCAGCACCGCTTGCCTTAATTTTGTCCCACAAGCCGAAGAAAAATTCCTCAGTCACCTTATTTCTTAATAAGACTGCTGAGTTGTTAGCTCTTCCGCGCTGTGGGTTAAGTTCCCACCATGCACCTGACTTAGCTGAAATCATATTATCGTCATCTGCACTAAAGAGGCTGATTAAAGCTGCTCTTCTAATACCGCCTGTCAATACTGCATCTGCAATATGACATACTATATCGTGTACTTCAATAGAAGTTAGTTTATCGTTACTTTCTTTGCTATCTAAAATTCCTTGAATCTTAATTAAGCATTCTTTTAATGGTTGAGGTCCTGGTGCTTTACCGCCAGTAGTGATTAAAGCAGCTCCTTTGGCTCTAATATCTGAAAAGTCAAATGCTGGAGTTGATCCGCCTTCAAAATAAGAGCGAACTAATACCTTAACTGCATCAGCCCATCCTTCAATAGAATCGCCAATTAAAAAACGTCTAGTTTTCTTTGGATCTGGTTTTCTGATTTCAGGTAATTGCTCAACGTGATGCTTTTGTACTGAATAACCTACCCCAGTACCGCCTAGCAATAAGAACATCGTTTCTCCAAAGGCTCTCCAATCATCAATCGGAAGATAAGCACAGTTATAGATACGGTTAGGGCTAATTTCAATAGGTTTACCTGCAAACTGCATTGAACGCATTGAAGGTAATGCTTTTCTATCGTAAACATACTGATAAGCATCTTCAATTTCTTCCTGTAACTGCGGAAATTTCTTTAAGTGCATTGCTTTGTTTCTATCTACTAACTCTTTCCATGTCTCCCTTCTCTGTACTTCGGGATTAAATTTGGCATACTTCATATATACCGTAATGTCACTTAAAATGCTCTGTGAAATGTCCATTTTTCGTCGTTTTTTATAATATTAAAGATACGTTTTTCATTCGAGGGTTTTACACCGTCGTTAAGTCTATAACTTATTTAGTTGAATCTACAGGTTTTTGTTTAGACCGTCTTGAAAGACTGTCTCAAGGTATGTATCAGCAGCAGTAGGAGGTCTAAAGGTAGGATCTACCATATTTCTATCTACTAAATTGTTAGTGCCATTTTTCTCCATTTCAAATACAAACTCTTCATAAGTAGTTTGATCTACAGGAGGCGCTAGTGCTGTCTTTTTTTCGTTATATAATTCAGTTAAACTCATATTAGATACCTTTTGTAGTAATAAATAGCATTATTTACCTAATTCAAAGAATCTTTGCTGCAAATAATTCCTCTCTTCTGCACTGAAATTAGTAGTCGGGGCCTTAGTTCCTTGATTACCATTTTCTACAGTAAATTCTCCTTCTTCCATCTCTCTTTCTAAAATTTCTATATTACCGTTTTCAGTGTTAATTTTCATTGGATAAGTCATTCCATCGCCGCCATATCGATTCTTCATAATATGTGCTCTTCCAGTTCCATTCATCTTATCTAACCTTTTTCTTGATAAAGACATTGCAAAGTCTGCAATCATAACCTTGTTATAAGAACCAGCTGCCTTATCTCCTTCGATTACATCATCTTTCGCACCTGCTCTATTCACTTGAGATACAGTCCAAATCGGCAACTTTAAGTCCCTTGCTAAAGCCTTTGTGGAGATATAAATATCATCAATTTCATCCTTTCTGTCAATAGACTTACGCTTAGACTTTAATAAATCCACGTAGTCAATAATAATTAAATCCGGTCTAGTACCGAGGTCAGTCATCTTTTGAATATGAGATTCAATAGAAGATATAGATGCTTTACCCATTGAGAATTCTTTGATAATTAACTTTCCTTTAAGCTTCTCAATCATCTCATTTACTTCTGTTCTATGCAAACCTAACTCTTGTACTTTAAGTCCTGTAAACGTAGCATCATATCTCCTACCCATATACCCTTCTGATAATTCTAAGGTATAGTGAGCAACAGTATAACCTAACGATACAGGCATAGCTCCTAGAGCAGTTAGCATCCAGCTCTTACCTCCGCCTGGGTTACCGAAAATAATTCCTACATCTCCTGCTCCTAATCCTCCCTGTAATAATTCATTAACGTGAGGCCAAGGCGTTGGTATAGGGTTTCTATCTTCTGCTCTATAACGAGTTTCAGTATCTTTCTCGTACTCGTGACCTAGGTTCTTATCCATACCAGCTTTTAATGCTGAATCAATTAAATACCTAATATCATCGTACTGTCCTTTTTCTAATAAATCAACTGAAGACATTAAAGCTTTCTTTAGCTGTTGGTTCTTACAGAAATTAGCAAACTCCTGCTCTACATACTCCTGGTCTTCGTTAGATGCTTTATAAGCTTCTTTTAACTGCTCAATAACAGATACTTTTAATACCTCGTTATCAATTTTTTTAACCTCTACTTGTAATGCATCAAGAGAAGGTGTAGTATGGTACTTATAATGATATTTTAAAATCTCTTCTATAATCCACTTATGTGCCGGATTATCAAAATACTCTTCCTCTAGTATATCGTGTATGTTCTGTAAAAATTCTTTATGTCTTAGTAAGCTCGATAACACCTTTACTTGAAAGCCTACACCGTATTGATTCAACTGATTTAAAACTGCCATAACTGATTCTCTTTATTCTTTAATATAGTAAACTATTCTTGATCTTTCAACTCATACCCCGTTAATTTTGCAAAAGTTTCACCTAACCATATTTGAGGGCTAAGTAAAGTCTTGCCTAATAAGTCTTCGTTGTATAACTTTACAAACTTAATAGGGTCGTAACCGTTATTCGGGTTATTTAGTAAGTGATCTACTACAGCTTTATCTTCTTGAGGTATATTTGGATTATGTAAATCCATTAACTTCCTGTTTATGTCCAATTGATAGCTATAGTTAAGTATATCACCGTAATGTTTACTTTTTGTTATATTTTGTTTTGCATACTCTAATAAAACTAATAATCTAAACTTCTCTTTTTCTTTTAATTGAGGAAAAAGCTTTATTAACGTCTTTGCACCAATACCTTTTACCCCGGGTACATTATCGCCTTTATCTCCTAGTATAACTTTACCTACTAAAAAGTTTTGAGGTGTAATTCCGTACTCTTTTACTACTCTAGCCGGGTCGTAGATTATCTTCTTAACTGGTGAGTAAACTGTAATTTTATCCGATACGAGCTGTAAGTAATCTTGATCAGTAGATAGTATAGTTACTTTTTCAGGAAACCTAGTTGCAAGGTATCCAATTACGTCGTCTGCTTCAATTTTATCTATTGCAATTAAGTCAACAGGTAAACACTTTAAGTAAGCTACTAAGCGTAAAATTTGATTAGTGATAGACTCAGATTCTTCTTCCTGATTATCAAATGCATCCCAGTTTGAGATCTTAGTAATATGTCTATTAGCTTTATACTCTGGATAAAGGTACCTCTTATTTGTTGAACCGCCAACGCCGTCAAAAACTAAAATAACCCTAGTAGGCTGTAATTGTTTTATAACTGCACCGACTGATTTTAAGAAGCCTCCTAATCCTCCTACGTGATTACCCGCTGGATTGATATGGTGTATTGCTACAAAACTACGTAAAAACGTATTTAACGAGTCTATAATAAGAACCCTGCTATTTTTATGCAGGGTTGTTACCGGTTCACTTTCCATTTCCGCAAACATTTTTCTATAGTCTGTATTCATAATATTATTCTTCTGAAGCATCAAAAATATCTTTACTATCCTCATCGGTCTCTATTACTACCTCGAAGTCGGTAGCTCCTAAAGTCTTTAACCATCCTTTCGAGTACTGTTTCTTATAGGCATCAATAGCTTGCTTAGTATCATCAATAAAACCATGTGCAGTCATAATAACTCTACCTGCAGATGTTACGTCGTTAACGTGGTTTTTATCGCAACTAACTTTAGTACGCTTTGCAAACTCTACATCTTTACCGTTCTTGGTTGCTTTAATCTTATTTGTACCAGAACTAGTAACATTACCGAAAGTAACAATTAATGAAGAATCAAAATACATCGTATCCCCGCCTTTATTTTTCATCTTAGGCTGTGCCATGATGTTTTCTGCTTTAGCTACCCAGATTTTATTTACTGCTAGCATTGAGTTGGTATAAGGTTGACTTTCTTTACGTGATAATACGATTTTTTGGTTAATAAAGTTACCGAATGTCTTAGACATAGCGCCTGCATTCCATTCGTTATTATTCTTATTAGAGTTTACAGACATTTCACAAGGTATACTGCCTACTGAATCCCATAAAAATAATAAATCATAAGGTAATTTACCGTTCTTCTGTTCGTCAAGTAAATCTGCAATAAATGCACCTACGTCTTCAATAGTATTTAATCTTTCTCTATCAATATACAAGAAAAATCCTTTATAATCCTTTACTACTCCATTGTCATCAGCTACTTCTTCATACTCTAATCCCATTAACCTAGCATGCTCCCAATTCCACTTCATCTCGGTAACAATAAAAACAGGTAAGACGCCCATTTTCTGGGCGCTTACTGCTGCTTCTAAGAGAGCTGTTGTTTTACCGGTGTCAGAGTGACCGCGGAGTAGTGTAATATGGCCTTGTGGGATGCCAGGTATAGATAAACAGTCTTGAAATGCTTTTGATAAAGGTATCCATTTTTGTTCTTTCATCTTAATCGATGTACTAGATAAGTTCTTTGCTTCTTTAAAGCTATCTAGATTAAAGGTACCCTTTAGGGCACCAGCTATACTCTCATTAAGAGAAGCTTTAGTTCCTTTTACCATGTAATTGTTTATTTAAATAATTCGTCGAACTCGTCGTCAATGCTTGCTTTAGGTTTAGCGTTTAAAGCAAACGATGCTGGTTTATTAGCAGGAGCTGGTGCTTCTACTACGGGTGCAGTAGGTGCAGCTGGAGTTGCTGGTTCATCAGTAGCAGCTTCAGGGTGTAGCCAACTTAACAAAGATTCTTTCATCTCATCATAAGAATATTTCTTAAAGATAGTGAATACCTCTGGTTGAGTATTTAACCACTTTTCTACTTCTGCTGCTTCTTCTGATAAAGGAGTAGTTTTAGTACGAACACGTACTTTAGATTGGTTATAACCAGTACCGTTAGCAGCTGCATCGGTAGTTTCGATCGTAATATCACGACCCTCAATTACGTCTGTGTAATCTCCTACATCAGGATCGTCAGCTAATGATAATAATTCAGCATAAATTTGCTTACCGAACTCCCATAAGCGTACGCCCTTCTCTTCTTCACCTCTAACGATGACAGGAGCGAATACACGCATCTTAGGTTCTAATTTCTTAGACATAACCCAGTTCTCTTTATCTCCTGCTGTAGCTAATTGCTTAGCAAATTCAACAATTGGATCTTTTTCACCGAAGTTAACTAATGAAATCATAGTACGGTTACCAATACCGTAATGTACTAATACTTCCTTAAAAGGATTTGATCTGTCCCATGTTGCAGGAACGATACGAACGCTGTGTTTACCCACAGTAGGTTTCCATAAGATCAAGGACATGTCTCTTTTTTGACCGCCTGACTTTTGGTTCTGTAACGAGTTAAGTTTCGACTTAATCGCAGATAGGTCCATTGCCATAACTTATTGTTTTAGTTTAAAATTTACTTTATAAGGAAATGTAAGTAAAAAAATCCGAACTAGCAACTTATAAGTTAACTATTTTGTGGATTTTTGTAGAAAGTTTTCTTAAGTCGTCGCCTTGAGTTAGAAGTACAGTATTTCTGTAATTCTGCCACTCTACTCTAAAGGACGTGTCTAAGATTCCCTCGTTTAGGGATTTAATTAGAAGGTTTAAACTGTTAATCGTGTATAACGTATTAGTTTCCTTCTTTCTATGTAAAAGTATTGTATTTGGAAGTACTCTTGTATTAGTACTTTGAACTTCAATATTGTAAGTGCACAAAAATTCATCAGAATCTTCAGATTCTAATACAAATATCTTTCCGTACATGATTACGTATTCGGATTTAATCGTATCTAAAACCTCTTCTAGCTTGTCTTTAGGAGAGAATGTGCAAAATAACTTATTCTTCAATTGATCTTGTGTTAACTGTATAAATTCCATAATAAATAGTTCGTTCTTAGTGTTAAAAGTTATAGTTATTGCTTTTTTTAGCCTTTACCTTAAATCTATCCGCTTCTAGGATATCTTTAATATGAGATAGGGTACCTTTTCCGTCTGATGCTGCATAATCAATTAATATCGAATCGTATACAACTAAAAGCACTTTGCTTTGTTTATCTTGAAGATAGCTTTTTAGCTTATCTAGTTTTTTAACGTTGTTTACTGTCTCTAAACATTGAATATAGTAGTTAAATAGCTTTTGAGGATTAGCATTCTCTAGTGTAAGTCTTCTTTTATTCGGTAATTCCAAAAAACCGCTTCCTTTATAGGTAGTCCACATGGCATCTACTGCGATTGCTACGTCTTTAAAGAATTCAATGTGCTTATACTCATCCTCTACTCCGTTATACATCTGTCTGAACGTAATTTTCTTAGCTTCTTGATATTCTTCAGACGTTAATTCGTCTTTTTCAAAGTACTGCTTACCTAAATACTCGTGAATTGACTCATTTTGCGGTATTTCAGTTCCCATTTTATTGGCAATCAACCTTAAATGATATCCGTCAAAATCAAACTCTACAAAAGCATCGTTTTCCGGTATAAAAGCCGTTCTAGAGCCATTTTCTTTATTAAAAGCAAGGAAGTTTATACTATTAAATGCGTTAGTAGGACGTGAAGTAATATTATACAGGTTATAACTCGAATAAACCCTACTATCCCTTAAAGATCTCCCTTTCCAAGGAGTTTCAAAGTACTTATCAAAGAGCTTTTCATCTACTAAGATTCCCTGCTCTTCTACCCATTTATACACTTCAGTGTATTTGTTCTGCCATTCAGCATTTGACTCTCTTCCTGCATAGTCTTTAACCATTTCAAACATACATTCACATCTTTCGTAATGCTTTGAGATCGGAATAAAGGTATTTACCTGTGAGGAATATTTAAACTTCTCGTAGTAGTCTAAATGTACAGGTGTATAGCATTGTACGTCTGGAATTTTACCTTCTATATCAAGTACAGTAAAGAATAAATCAATTCCGTTAGTTAGATTTAAAAAATAAGAATGCCATTTTTTATCTAATAAGTATATTTTAGGGATACCTTTTAAAAAGGTCTGAATTTGATCGATAGAGAGGGAAAAGGCTTCTGAATGGTTAATTGGAATAATATATCCTTTCTTAAAATCATTATAGTATAAGACGCACGGTGTAGTTAAAGCTGGATGAGTATGTTCAGAAAGAGCCATTAACTCAACAAAGCATTTTTCAGGTCTAGGCAGCTGTGAAAGCTGTTCTTCGGTCTCAACAATGAAATACATAACTTTTATTTACAGTAAATATACTACATACTTCCCGAAGTAGCAACTGATACTTCAGTTATTTTTGCAAATTTAGTATAATCCCCTCCAATATACTCTACAATACCTCTAAAGCTTTTTTGTTTTGCTTCTGTTACACGTTTATTAGTAGTGTAAACCCCTCCTATAATTTGATACTGAGATTTTCTTGTATCGTACGTTGGTCCTGTTAATTGCCAAAGCATATCTGCAGTTTCGTACGATAGTAGTCCCTTATCAACATTTCCATTTCCTACTTGAGCCCAGTCTTGCTCTGAAATCTCCATAATAAACCCTGTTCCAGATACTTTTTTAGCAAAGTACCTTGTAAAATAACCTCTTGCGTAATCACCATCTATTGGTATAGGTATGTAAGGGTTTAATTCTATTAAACTACCGGCAAGTTGTCTATTTGCTTGATCATAAGCAGCAGAAGAACTAGGTATTACAGTTATATTATTAATAGGATTGGTAAGAACAGTATTAGTCTTATTACGTGCCCTAAAAAGGCTTATCGGAATTAATTCTATATTTGTTCCTAAGGCTGGAGTTATACCTGTAAAAAATTTGTTATTGTAAGTTGCATAATATCTCCCGGCATAGGTAGTTCCGTCAGGTAATACAAATTCATTACCTCTAGTATACTTGTTTGTCTCTACTCTACTCAATGGATAATACTTTAACGACATACTCTATATAGTTATACCTATTATTTTATAATATTCTCTTAAATAAGGTAAAGCATCTGGCGATGTCTCCTTCCATTTATTTGTATGCCATAAATCATACTCTGCTAATGCTTTATTTACTATGCTAGTTGTATCACCTTGAGGAGGTCTAAGTACTACAAAGTAATCAGTTTTTCCTAACTGCCCTCCACTTAATGCAAGACTCTTTTTCCCTACAGTATTACCCACATTACCTCCAATTCCTGTAGCTACGTTACCGTTTACAGCAGTTATAATATCTCCATGACCTGCTCCCGACCAAGTTCTGGTCGTAAAAGTCAGAGTATTTCCATTTCTATTTGCTACTACTAGATCTCCTGCTTGAATTTTGGTCTTACCTGGATCTAAGACCTGCCAGCCGTTAGGTTTACTTCTTAGAGCTTGCGCATATTCACTATGATACGAATTATAAGGAAAATTACTTACTCCTGCCTGTTTCATTACATAACTAATAAAGCCAGCACTCCACGGGTACTTGCTGTTAAATTCATCGCTTAGTGTAGTTATAGAAGCTAAAGATATTTGTAAGGCATCTGATCTTTTTCCAGGTGTTTCTATTAGTACTGGTGTTTTTAATTTTATCATCTGTCCTTTTATCTTAGTTAGCCATTCATTATTTTGAATAGTATGTACTAACCCAGTTACAATAAAGGCAATTTTAGTCTTACCGCCTTCTCCTTGGTAGGTATAAGGCAACCTATCATTTGGAACAGTAAAACCATTCATCATCATTATACCGCTTATACCGTCTACTGTCAACTCTAACTCAAGAGGTATGTACGGAGAGGCACTAGTTAGGGGATTTGATGATTTTGCTTTAGACATTCTTTCAAGGTAGTAGTTCTTAGCGGCTTCGATATTTTTAGGGTTATACCCTTCAAATTTACCATATAAACATTGTACGTGACTATTAAATAAATCTGCTGCTTCCTGGTCAGAAGTAGCTCCGCTTTTGTTTACTACAGTAGCATTATTTCCTATAGTAGGATCTTCTTTTGATCGGGAATACCTATCTTCATAAAACGTATTTAAGTGGCTATACGGAGAATGGTCTTTAGAGTTTACTGATCCTGTTTCTGCTTGTGCAGATATTGCAATTTTACTTGCTAATTTAGAAGAAATTACAGTATTAAGGCGAAATTCTCTCGTTATACTCTTTGTTCCTACTATTGATATTGATCCTGGTGCTTCTGGAGATGCAATAATAGATCCGTCTAAAGGTAATTGTCCGGAAGTTACGGGAGTAGTAGCATTTTTTGCACCTTGTTCTGTCTGACTTAATACTGTATCTTTTAAAGGTACCCATTGGTCATCTACTATTTGTATCGTATTAGATTCATCTAGATAACTAACTCTAAAAGAGTTTACTCCTCCTAAACACTTATTAATATCTATTAGAATTTGATCTAAAAAAGGCTTAAGGTTGACTGCATGTTCAGGATCGTTTCTTGACATATTAAGGCATAGATCTAATAGGTACTGTGTATTTACAAGTATACTCATTAGATTGCCTTTATATTTAGCAGAATCTGTTCCATCATTTGTCGTAAAACTTGCTCCTCCTTTTTCAAGGTCTTGTGTTACTACGTTATTTGTCTCTGTATTAAAAAGCGGTGGGGAAAGTTTTTTTATAATCTCATCAGTAGTAAAAAGTTTTCTATAGTATTTTTGACCTTTTTGCATAGGGATCATACATATAGTAGGATCTATAGAAAACTGTTGAGGTATAGTAAAGCAAAAATTAGTTGTTGGATTAAAATCAATGTAAATAAAAGGATGCTTTTTAGTGCCTATTGGGTTTGTACTTACAGCTGGTGCACCTGTTTTACGAGATTGGTTAGAATCGTAAATTAAACACATATTATTTAAAAACGCAAGTAAGTATCCGAGAGTTATGTATGTTGGAGATCTAACATCATTTACAACACCTTCTACTCCGCCCTGTTTGTATTTTATAACATAAGCTTTGCAAAGGGCTTTAAAATCTACAGCATCAACTTTCTTATACGTCTCTACTGAGCTATCCCCTATTATAGCACTACTAAAGCCTTTTATTGCATAATTTAATAACTTAAATTCTGTAAAATTTTCACCTTTAACTATTGTAAAGTCTGGGTTAGTTGTTTTACCTGTTGCATCAAAGACATTATTTAGAGCTCCATCTGTATAAAACTTTCTTGTAGTTTCTAAGATATCATGTACATAGACTCCTGTCTTCTTTAATGCTGCTGCTTGTGCTTGTGCTTGTACGATTGTAAGCATGGCTTGTAAAGCGGAACTAAATCCTTCAGGAGATTTTGTTTGAGCTATATCCGCCTGTGTTATAGTAGTGTCTGCAGTTCCGGTATTTGCTGAAGTAGCTCTATTACCGGTTGCGTCATACTTCTTACCGTTTACTTTAAAATCGTAAAAAGGAGTAAGGTTATTAGTAGTTATAGTTAGTGTAACGGGTACTGATGGAGCTACATTATTAGCGCGGGTAATTGCTGGGTATTCCTTTCCTTTAAAATCGGCAGTAACATCTGCTTGCTCTTTTGGGCCGTTATACGCAACGTTAGGTACTTTGATACCGGTCCAGGTTGCAGTAATTGTAAAGTCATTATCTAAAATAGGGGCGACACTATTGGCTTTTTTATTGCCATTATGTTTTAGACTTATCGCAGGATAAATCACTGAATTGGCTCCTCCAAGCCATTGATCTATTGCAGTAGTTACTTGATTTGCGGTAGGTGAATAGTTAACCCATTCTGCAGGCACGTTTACTGTTATCTTTAGGTCAACATATCCTACAATATACTGCTCTACTGTGGAATTCGGGTTATCTTCCTGATAAAACGGTTTGTCGTATCGAGTTCCGTACGTTGTACTAACTAAGTCTGGCCAACCCTCGTAGCCTGTAGTTCCTTCTATCTTACCAGGAATAGGTACTTCTCTACCCTTTGGACCGAGTTGGTAAGTAGCTATAGCTCCTATCGCTTTATTTAAATATGAACCTTTTAAATCAAAAAATAAATCTAATGCGTCAGTCTCTTTACCTGTTCCATCGTCATATCCAAATGTTGCTTCTTTTAGTAGTCTATTAAGTACAGTAAGATCTAAGCTTGCACCTAAGGTGTCTGAAGTTTGTACTCTTAAAAATTCAGTAAGGTGTCTTATATAAAAGCCTGCGAACTTTTTAATATATCCTGCTTTTACGGCTGGATCTGTAAATACATTAAACGCACTATCTGGGATAAAGACGACCCATTCGGTGCCAGAAAGAGGTCCGTCTATACTTCCAAATGCTTTAGCTTCTAAGGCCTCTACAGTAGGTATTGGAAATCCGTATTCAATTAAAAACTTTGTATAGGTATATGTACTCTCCTTATGTATGTACTTATGTATAAGCTTATAAAGCTCGGTAAGAGATGTTGATGCAGCTTCTGGAGGCTCTGCAGGTTTTACTTGTGCATTTGCAGATCCGGCAGCTAATTGAGCTGCAAGATCTTCGTTAATTTTTTTCTGTATAGCTATCTGTTTTAAGATATACTCTTGAAGTCTTTCATATTCTTCAATCTGTCCAGCTGGTAAAGTATAGGATTGATTTGCTTTCGTTGAATCCATTATAGCACCATGACCTATCAACTTTACAGTACAGTCGTAGCCTCCATCTTGAGTGGCATTAAAGTTAAATCCGGTTACTATACCGTACATTCCTCCGTAATTTCCGTCTGTCTCTCTCGTCTTGGTATTAATTTTAGTTATTATATCTTCTTTTCTTAAATTATCATTAAAAAGCCCTTCAATTCCGTATATATTATCTGTTTGAAAGGTACCGTCATTAAGGTAGTACTGTGTATGTCCCCATTCGAGTATCATAGAATAACCTAACCTAAAATAAAGAGCTTCAATAACATTAAGCTGGTTTAAATTGTTAACTCTAAAATTAACGGTAGCTTGTCTTAATGAACCTAAACGTCCTAAAGTTTCTATTGTTACAGAAGTTAGACCAGGCATTGGAACAAATCCTAGTTCTGTCGTACCTCCGAGACCGTAAGCACCTAATGTAACACCTGTAAGATTTGCTCTATTATCTGCACTTATTCCTTCTCTTAAGTTAATCCCGTCCCCAACTTGTACAGAAGTGCCTGCTTCAAGTATCCAATCCTGTGCTAAACTATCTTCTTTATCAAGTAGTCCTGTTCCTAGAGCATTATATATTTGCTTAGTTGTAACGTCGTATGGCTTAGCTGCTTTTTCATTCTCATTAATTTTTTCTAAAGTTCTACCAATTACATTAACAGAGGATGCAAGACGTACCCATGCTGTTTTATTGGCTAAAAATAAAACCTCTTCAAGACCCCTTTTATTTTCTGCTGTTCCGCCAGTACTGTTACGATTAGCTCTTATATCAAACTGAGATAAGACATAGCTTCGAAAAGGAGCGCCGAGAACATTGGATAATTTTATATTAGAATCCATTATTTACAGAATTATAATTGTTTAGTATTATTTTAAGGTTGATTGGAATTCTTAATTGAATACCAATAGGAGGGTATATTGAATCCCCGGGTAAAGCGTTTGCTGATGCAATAACCCACCACAGACTTGAATCCTGATAGAAGTCTTGTGCGATTAAATCTAATCGATCATTAACTGTTGTAATAACATAATAATCAGAATTAGTTGGCTGTACTTCTGGGTAGATGTTAGTCTCGTAGTAAGTACTTCCGGTTAAATTTAGTCTTGTGACAGGTATATTTTTATATCTTGATTGCATTATTACTGTGTTTGACTTGCTTGGTTAATAACACCTTGAGCTACTACTGCGGTTGATTGTAAGAAATCTCCGTTATTTGCAAGCAACGGTACAAAGTTGTTATTTAGAGTTACTCTTCGCGGTAATATATCCATAATAGGTTTAAAGCTACATTGTACTGAAACCATATGAGGTAATTGTCTTACGTCATCTTCTCCTTGCTTAATACCTGTTGTTGCTTCAGTTCGAAAGGCTTGAGCAGTAGTAGCAGGATCTCCTGAGTTTATAAATTCGTTTAATTGAATTTCCCAAGGCGTGTTACCATTATCAATAGTCACGTTTACACTCTCTAAAAAACCCGGTACTCTATAAAGATAATCACCAATTGTCAATTTAACAACACTTCCGCGCATTAAATTATAAGTTGCAGAATAGTCAGGATACACTTGTGATACGAGATGATTTAGCTTTTGATACATTGGTTTAAGTTCTTGTCTACTTTGCGCAAACATTTTAAAGCTAAAGCCAATACTTCTATCAAATCCTTGGTAAGTTCTAAAAGTCTCACCTCTACCCACATACTTAAACGTATTATAACTAGCTTGATTACTATCACTAATTTGGCCATCTAGAAAAGCTCTGAAAACTAAAGCTGCAGCAGTTGACCCGTCAGGATCATCGTTATCTATACACTCAAAAGCAAATTTTATAATATCGTTTGTAGCTAAAAGATTTCCCTTATCGTCTTCTAGATCCCAAGGCTTTTGATTGCTTGTATTAAAGTAAAAAGGTGCTAAAGCATTTAACTTATCTACACCGGTATTATTAGTAGTATCAGTATAGTTAACTCTAGCTCTAGGTGCGCCTGGATTACCAATATTTAACCTTGTAACTATATCGGTTTTAGCTCCGTAGTTATCCGCATTGTACGGAATAACTGGTGTTTGTCCGTCGTTTGTTTGCTTTCTAAAGTCTTGAATCTTAGCCTGAGTTGGTGATCCAGGATTAGTTGTACGAGTATCTTGTGCAGCAAGCTGTTGATATGTAAATGCTATAGCAGAGTAAGGGCGTTGAATTCCTGCTACAGTAAATCCATTAGTGTATTCTATTTTTGCAGCATCGGTATCTGTATATCTAAAAATTCTTGTAAAGCCATCTCCGTAAGTAGAGCCTGGACCTCCTGGATAATTGAATAATTGATTTTGTATAGATGAAATACCTAATCTATCTACTAGAAGAGGGTCAATTCCTATAGCATAAGTTGTATCTGAGCTTACAAGAAAGTTTTTATTGCTTATTAACTTTAAAGCACGTAAAATAGAAAGTCTATTAGTGGCTGTTGTATTGTTTTGAGGTGCACCTACAATGTATTGATAAGTTTGTCGTACAGATTCATATACACTAGGGCTATTACCGTGTCTATTAAAGTGAGTTCCAGTACCTTGAACACCTACCTGTGCAATAGTATTTGCGGGATTGTATACTTGTGTAACGGGTATAACTGCATTGCCTAAGGATAATCCTACAAACTGTAATGAATTAGGTACTTGAGTTTTAGGATTAGTTAACTGTAATCCTTTTTGTTTTTGTATAAAAGCAGTACCTTGTGGTGCAGATTTAAAAAACCTCTTTATACGTTCAGTATCTATTACTGCTGCCTTAGTAGTATATGTTCCATTTACTAGAGAGCTTATCGCTCCCCCTCTTACTGGGTAATCTAAGCTAGTTCTATTAAGCTCATAAAAGTCTTTAAAATCCGTAGGGGTATTAACAGTCTCAATAGGAGCTTGAATAAATGGTTGACCGCTATCTCCGCCTCCAGGCTGATCCATGCCAAATCGTAAGCTAGTAAGGTTTGTCTTGAAGTTAATTAACGGCATCTTATGATTTATTAGAGGCTTTTAAGAAATCTAAATATGTTGGTTGTGGTTTTGCGCCATAAGTAACGTCTAGTGGATTCTGACTTACAGGGATTACAGAGGAAGCTAAAAGAACGGAAGAGCCTCTTAATACTGTCGCTACGTTTTGAGGAGTTCCTTCGAACTGTCCTGTAAGGTTAGTTTTACCTTGCTTACTTAACTGCGAATTCTTTATTTGACCTAATACTGACATTTTAGACTACGTTTAATTGCTGTTGATTAGCATTTTTAAAGATAATTTGACCTATTTTAGCTCCATCTATATAAACATCTCCTGTACTTTTACCGTTTCCAGAAGTTACATTTGTTCCTGAAGGTGTATAAGAGGTTGAACTACTTGCAGTTGAAGAAGCTGGAGTTGATGCAGCGCTCATACCAGTGCTAGGTATTGAGGTAGTACTGCTAGGCATTGCAGTTGTTTCGCCTCCTCCTCCTGCTCCGCTAGCACCGGTATCCCCTGGAGCTCCTAAACTATCCATTCCGCTCATTGATGAATTATAGGCTAAGTACCCCATTAACGTTGCGAATGCTGCTGCACCTACTGCTATAGCGCCTGGCCCTAAATAGGCTGATCCTGCTGTTACAGAACTTGCTGCACCAGCAGCTTTTGTTGTCGCTATAGCTGTTTCCCCTGCTAAACGAGAGGCCATTGTACTAAGCTCTTGCCTACTCATTGCTAAGTTTATAGCGTTTGCTGTTTTTATAGCAAAGCTATATGATGCTGCTGCTGCTAATAGACCGACAATGCCTGCAAATACTGTTTTAAGATTTTTCATGTTAGCTAACCAATCAGCGACTTTAGTAATCATTGGAAGCAGTACAGTTGCCATTTGTGCAATAGAATTTTTAATAGCATCCATTGTAGCAGCAAGTTTTTCTGATACTGAGGCTTGTTGTGCACTATTTACTGCTTCTTCTCCTAATGTAGCTACTATTTGCTGTCTTGTTTTGTGTTGTGCAACTAGTATATCATACTGAGTACGTAAATCAGCGCCTGCAGCTTCACCTAGTACTTTTGCTTTTTCTTGATCTCTGAACATTTCTGCAATTGAATCTCTACTCATACCTATGGCTTCCGCTTTAGCTCTCTGTGAGATAGAATCTAATTGATTCCATTTTGCATTATCGCCGATAAGTCTATTAAGCTCTACCATTAGCCCTTTAGTATCATGAGAAAGGGCAAGCTGTCTTGCTTTAGATAACTCTAAATTTTCGCCTGTTAGTACTTCGGCTTCAAATTGCTTTTGTATACTAGTTTCAAAATCTAAAAACTGATCTTGAGTTGCATTAATTTTATCAAGAGTAGTACCTAATGCTTTGGCTTGTATTACTGCTCCTGTTAACTCTTTATAATTACCTCTAAAATTTTGATATACGGTTGCAGATACTTTGCCGACTTCTTCTAGTACCTGCTTTTCTGATAATTCTAATTTAACTCTTGCACCAGTTTCTTTAGTAATACCTGAGATGGTTTTATAAGTTCCCATTAGAGTATCTCCTGATTTTTTAGCAGCAAACTGTAGTAATGCCATACTTTCAGCAGAAGCGCCAGTACGTCTTTCAATTAGAGCGGTACTTAAGTTAAACTCTTGACTTTGTTTAACAATAAACCCTAACTGATTCTGTACACCTTCGTATGATTTTTCTAATTGATCGGCAGTTACACCTAATTGTAAGTTAGCTTTTGCAAGCTCTATGAAACCAGTCCTTAATTCTTTTCCTCTAGCTACACTAACTCCTAAATTTTTAGCTGTTTCAAACTGTTTAGATTCAAAGTCGGCAGCTAATTTAGCAAGAGCAATAAATCCAGTCACTATACCAGGGAGGACTGTTGTAAGGTCTGTTAAGCTATCGCCTGCTGTTTTAAAAGTTTCTTTTATTCCAGCGCCCATTACTCCAAGCTGCCCTTTCCCTTCACCGGCTGCTTTTTGCATTTTTTCAAGAATCTTTTCTGCATTGACAAGTTGTCCTACAATAGGTACTTGTGCAAGACCTTTAAAGATTTTACCGAGATTACCCATAGAAGATTCGATCTTTCTTGCGTACATCTCTTGCTGTGCATATACTGCTAATTGTTCTTTCTGCTTTTCTTTAAGCTCTCTTGTCATCTTAAGGAAAGTGCTTGCAGAGATTAATTGGTTCTTTCGAGCATTTTTAATATCTATCTCTGCTTGTGCAGTTCTCTTTAAAAATTCGTTTTTTTGCTTAGTTATATCTCTTTCCTTAATAGACCCGTCTGCTATAGCTATCTGTGTTTTTAAGATATCTTGGCTAGATTTAGCCATGCTCTGAAGATCTTTATTAATACCAGAAGCAACTGATTTTCCCCAATCTCTAGTCTGTCTAGCAGCATCCGATAGGTTATCGTTAATTTCGTCTTTAAGAAGTCTGCCTATACTCTCAAAAGAATCTTTTAGTATTTCTACTGTTTCTTTTAACTGTTCAAATTTTTCATTAGTCTTTCCAGCTTCGTCAGAAGTATTTCCGCCACCACCAGTTGAAGTAGCCATGTAAAATTTACGTAGTAAGTCCATGTATATAAATAGAGAAAGTGCCTATTTTTTAGACACTTTGCTCGTATATGTAGGTATTGCTTTAGTTGAGTTTGGAATTCCTGGTTTTGCTAGAGGTTTATTAGCTGTAACTAATTTTCCTTTGTTACTAGCTTGATCGTTTGCTTCTTGCTGTTTTTCGTAAAAATCATTCATAGTTTTATAAGTGAAATTACGTAGCCAAATAGGCATATTATATACAGTCTCCCAATTATAACCTCCTTTTCCGTAGAATACTATCTCATGTATTTGGGTAAAGAGAGCGGATCTATACTCCTGTGGAAGGATAAAAAAAGGAAGCTTCTATTGGTAGATCTACACCCTCCTGTGTGTAGCCGTCTGAACCGACAAAAGTAAAAGTTAAGTTTAGGTCTGGAGTTATTTTTCTCATATAATTTCTTAAAGCTCTAGCATCGGTAGCTAATAAGTAGGTATCTACAAACTCTCTAATGTCTTTCTTGTCTCTACTACCGTTAATTGATACGATAGATTGTTTTAGTCTTGTAGTAACGTCTGCAGATAAGTTAATTTTTTTAAGTCCCTTTAATTCAATTTCAATCTGCTTTTCATCTCTATGAGTTAGTATTTTAAAAATAATTTCGTTTTTAGACTGAGGTAAGGTGAATGTAAACTCATTTAAATTCTTACATAAATCGTAATCAACTTCTTTATTCTTTATTTCTGCAAGATCGATAGTAATAAGCTCTTCCTCTCCTGTAATCGGATGAGGATACTTAGTTTGGTAGTCTTTACCGTAACCTAAAATACGTGCTGCAATTAAAATTGCATTTTTATCACCTACTGTTAAGTCGTCGTAGTTAATTTTAGATACAATAAGGGATTGAAATAATTTATCAAATACTACTCCTTGACGGATATAGTTTTGATTAGATAAAATATCCTCTTCTTTAGCAGTCATGTATTTCATTTCGATTTTGCCAGAAGATAAAGGATTCTCTAAAGGATACAAAAGTCCTTTTGAAGGTAGTTCAACAGTCTCTGTAGGGAGACTCATTTTTGGTTGGTTTTCCATAATCTTAATTTAGTTATATATCAATAAATATCTAAGATATAGCTTTTTTACATAAAAAAACCGCCAAAAAGGCGGCTTTCTTAATATTCTTAATCGATTAGTAGTTAAGGATACAATAATCCATTCCTATACCTAATTCAATTGTGATAGCGTCTTGATTAGACCAATCGTAAGAACCAAAGTTTGATGTCTTAACGAAAGCTCCTTTGATAATCCACTCTGATACTACATCGCCTACTGGTCCTAAGATAGATAAGTTAAGGTCTTTTTTGTAGAAGTCAGAATAACCATCACGGCCAGTTACTGATTCATGTGATAAACGAATCCACTCCATTACGGCTTGTTGACCTGAAGGAGAGATTGGGTTGTATAAGTTTAAAGTCATATCTTGCCACTCAGCCTTACCCTTAATCTTACGGTAAACGTTGATATGGTCGATTTTAACTTCGTTCAAGTTGATGTTTGGTGCAGTTGCACTTTTGATCATAAATGAAGGGATACCGTCAATATACATGATGAAACGGTTCTGAACGGTTGGTTCAAAGGCCGTAAACATAATTTCATTTGGATCTAATACTGGCATTTTATTCTATGTTTTATATAAATATCTATTAATGCAAAACTTATTAACGGCAATGATGCATGGAAACTACTGTATATTCACCTTCGTCATTATATCTACGGCATTCACCGTTTCTTACTTCGTAATGGTGCTCATATTCCTTTAAAGTATCTTCATTCGGACCGAAAGTCTTACCTGGATTTACTGAATGTGTTTCTCCTGGTTGATTACCGCCTACTTTTCTATCCATGTGTGCAGAAGCAGCACCGCCTACAGCTTTATAAGCTTGCTTAAAACCGTCAATACCTTTAAGGTTATTATCTTTCATATATGCTACGATATCCTTAATGATAGCTGCTGTAAGGACTACTCCTGGAATTAAACCAACTAATGCTGCAATACCTTCGCTAGAGATTTCGTTTTGTGGACCAAAAGTTTTACTTGTATCAACACCATGTCCTTGACCAGGTGTGTTGCCTCCCATCTGTTTATCTATAGCACCGCTAAGTTTTTGAGCTGCTTTAAAACTTTTTGGGTGTTTTTTCTCCCACCACTTGTGCATTTTATCGATAGCAAGAGGTGCTAATCCAATAGCTGCCATACCTGCTGCGATAGCTTCCCAAGATGTAGCTGGATCTATTTCGTTTAATTGACCTTCTTCTGCTACATTCATCTCCATTTCTTTCATCTTCTCCATCTTCTTAGTATCTGCTTGAGCATGTACTTCTCCCATCATCGCTTCGGCGTCAGTTTTTTGAACTTCCGGAGAAGTTGCTTGAGACTTAGATTGCTTCGGTGTCTTAGGTTGTTTAACTGCTACAGTATAACCGTCGTTAGCTTTTGCTTCTTTAAGAATCTCTTTTGTCAGAGATTCAAACAATTGCTTAGATAAATGTAATCTAACTTTTGTATTATTCTTCATCGAGTTGTTTTTTTATTCTTTATTAACCGAATGTTACTCCAGTTGGTAATACGTTGAAATCTAATTGGATGTATTCAGCTGTTCTAGTTGGCTGTAAGTAGATAGCACCTACAAGTAAGTTTCTATCGATTACATCTGGTGTGTTATTGGTTTCGTCCATTACCACTCTGAATGCATATAAACCTTGTCTCTGTTGTACATACTCTAAGTAAGGGTTAACTTGAGATAAGAATTTATTTCTAGTTACAGCAGTATTTTGTTCAAATACTAATGTTTCTGCAATTTGACCAATATATCCCTTCAATGCGATTAATAAACGTCTTACATTTACTCTATCTAAAGCAGAAGCTCTAGCTTGTAAAGTCTTTTGACCATATACTACTGTACCTTGACCTGGGAATACTGCGATTGGGTTTACTTTACCTGTATATAAAGTGTTTCTTTGTGCTACTGTTAATCTTCTTTCTGGCTGGATTACTGTTGGTAAACCTCCTCTGTTAAGACCTGCAGGTGCAAACCACTCAGCAGATACTTTATCATTGTATTCATATACTCCTGGGATAATAGTAGAGGCCGGTACGAAGTTTAATCTACCTGTTTCTTGGGATCTTACTTGAACCCAAGGCCAATATGTAGCACCGTATGAATTATCGTAAGATTGAGCTCCAGTAGTTACTGCTGTAATATTTTGATTGTATCCAACCATGTCAACTACTGCAATAGCATCACCGCGGTTTTGAACCGTGCTTAATAAAGTAGATACTTGACTTGCAGCGTTCTGATTAGTAATACCTGGTGCGTAAATTGCGTTATAAGCATAGGCATCTGAATTTGCAAGTAAGCTAATTGCGACGTCGTAGTCATTATTAACTAGACCTTGAATATTGTTAGCAGCAGCTGTTGCAGCTACTGTTGGAATTTGTTCGAATAAATTTAATGCAACAGAAGCACTTCCGTTTGATAATAAACCTCCGTATAAAGCACCAGTTGCACCACCAAAGCTACCGTTTGCAGATCCGCTACCGTTTAAAGGAATAGAAGCTGTATAAGCCGCATATGCTCGACCTTGCGGATCTAAGTAGTTTGGTGTTGGAAAATATACGCTAGATACTCTAATATAATTAGATCTGTTAGGGTAACTGCCTGTTATATTTAAATAAGCAGCACCGCTTTCATCATAAGCCACTCTTTGATCTTGATCTCCAATTACGTATGCAATATAGTTGTTTTGATTTGGATCTAGAGATAAATTAGTCCAGGTTTCTAATACTGTTTGTCCTTGTGTGTAATCATTTCCTTGTCTAACAAGTAGAGTAAAGTACCCTGAAGCCGAATCAGCTTGAGAGATCTGCCATCTAACGTTGTCAGCAGAACCAGAAGGTAACAAGCCGTTAGTTGCTGTAGTAGCGCCTTGGCTATTATTCATCACTGTACCTACTGATAAAGTACTTATTTGGAAAGAAGCTGAACCTAAGCTATTAACAACTGTAGAAGAAGTAGCTGCAGTATAAGAACCACTCGCTACTCTCGTTACTAACAACGAAGTACCTCCTTGTTGGAAGTAGTTGTAAGCTGCTTGAGAAGTTAAGTACTCTTGTGTATTACCTCCAGAAATGAAAGTAGTTCCGTACTTAGCTTTATACTCTGAGTATGAAGTTACAAGGGTTGGGATATTCACTTTTCCTACTACTGTAGGGCCGATTAAAGCCGATCCTACTGTAATTGGACCTGCTGTTATTTGAGAAAGGTCGTTTTCTCTAAGGAAAACGCCAGGACTAATTAATGCTTCTGCCATTTTATGTGTTTATTTCTGATAATAAATAGCTGGTAATGATGGCAAAACCTAATTTATTGTATTGGTGTGATAACGCCGGTTTCTACGTCGATAGAACCATTACCGTACTTAGTGCCAAACCCTGTCAATAGGGCTTTTTCTTTTAAAGCGTTCTGCTTAATAATACTGTTTAAATTCTCAATCTCAAACTCTAAAAGAGTCTTTTTGTAATTTAAATCACCTAAAACTCCGATTGTTTCGAAGATTTCTTCTCTAAGACCTTGGAACTCTTTAAGTTCTTCCTGTGTTAACGTAACTTTTTCTGACATTTTACTTCTTTTTTGCTTGTTTAACTATTGCTTTAGCGTCTTTAGCTGCTTTTGAAGCTTTTTTCGCTACTTCATTCTTAGGAGCTACCTTTTCTACCTTTTCTACTACTTCTACTACTTCTTCAACTGCTGGAGTAATCGCTTCCTTTGCGTTTTCAATAGCTTTAGAGATCTTAGACTTGTTTAATAAGTAAGCTGTAGCTACTGCTACTACTACGATAAAGATTCCAAATAACATAAAATTAAATTTTGGTGTTGTATTATATAAATATATCGATATTTTTAGGAACTACCCTACTTCCGGCAATATTTTATTTTCTTTTAAGAAACTGTATAGATTTTTTGCGTAAAGCCTGTTATGTTCAGGGCCAGGATGTCCACCGTCTGCTCCATAATCCTTATAATTTCTATAATCATTATCAAATCTATTAGATTCTTCTATAGCCCCGTCTAAATGTGCTCCATTCCATACAAACGGGGTATTTTTAATCTGTAAAAAGTACGTAATTAGCAAATGGTTTCTATACCAGTTAACAATACCGTCTTGTTTATTAGTGATATTAGATAAATTATGGTACATCTCTCTTCCTACCGGATCTTCTTTAAAATATCCCCAAGGGTTCCATGCAAAAGGTTCAACTCCTCCTTCTCTTGTATAATAATCTTTCCTATCTTGATTTGGATACATTATTAAAACTAAGTCTGGCTTAACTAAGTCGTAATATGTTAGTAAGCATCTTGAAACGTAATCACTACTTCTTCCTCCAAACCCGAAGTTTAAGTCTACTGCGTTTGGGATTAGTTTACAGAGTTGGTGAGACCATGTCTTATCGTCATCTACTCCTACTCCTTCTGTATGAGAGCACCCTAAAGACATTATCTTAAATCCTTGTTTAGTAGGCTCGTCTCCTCTAAATCCTAAAGAGTTGTAGCTATATGTAGATTGTCCAGAATTGTCTGATCCTGATGTCGTATATGTCCTGTTCTTCCTTTCTTCTAATTTCCATTTATAAGAAGATACATCAAAAGTTTCTAATGTCCAGTATTTTATCATATTAAAGATTTAATTTTTATTTTTAAATTAGTATTCTCTAAAAACCAAATAAGTGAATACCTCTCTCCTTCTTCTATCGGTGTTATTTCGTGTTCGGTATTAACATCAAATACGTAAGCATTTCCGGCTCTTTTTTCTAGTAGATAAGCTTCCTTATCATAAAGTACAAAGTCGCCTCCTTTATACTCATCGTTTAGACACACTCCTACAGCATACATTCTACTTTCTCTAGTATCTTTATGTCTCCCAAACCAATCCCCCTTTTCGTACCTATGTAAATGTATAAAATTTTTCAATTTTATAATTTTTATTTCTATCTCTGCTTCAAAAAACTCTTTTAGTCTAGTAAATAGCCATTCAGTTTCTGTAGTAAAATCTATAATAGCAGATTGATATTTTCTATCTGAATTACTCCATAATTCACTTTCTTTTTTAAAAAAATCGATTATAGTACTACATTCTTCTTTACTAAAAATAACCTTTTGCTTAATCATATGAAGTTTCTTTCGTTACGCTTAATATTAGACTCCCCTATAAAAAACATTAAAGTCTCTCTAACGCCTTTAGTTACCAACTCTACTGAATGAGGAATGCCTGAATCGAATATGTAAGCTTTTCCTTTTTCGTAAGGTAGGATATACTCGGTATCAGGTAAGTAAAATTTTAAATCACCTCCTGAGAAGTTCTCTAAGTCAGATAGTTGTATTCCTAAAGTGTATATTCTCTTATCTCCACTATATACATGGTCATCATGTTTAATAAAAAAGTCTCCTACCTCATATCTTCTAAAAGTACATTCAATAGTACTACTCTTATTAATTGTTATTATTCCCGGCAAGGCATTTACCCAATCTATAATTCTATCTTGAATCCATAGGTTATCTTTATTCCAGATTATTTTAAAGGATTTCATCACACCGCCATTCTTTGAGTAGTTAGACCCTAGTCTTACTTCGATATTAGTATTCTCCCATTGTTCTACATAGGAAAGTATCTTACTTACCTCCTCTGTATTAAATAAATTTCGGCTTTCTATTTTCATCCTTTAAGTCTATTTTAATTTCTTCTTCTGAATTTACTCTATACTTTTTTCCGTAAGGAAAACCTTTATTTTTTAAATCTTCAATACCTATGTACTCTAACACTTTTTCAAAGCCGTCTCTATAGTATAACTCTTCGTAAGAGATTTTAAAAAAGTCTTTATCAAGATACTCTTCTTTAAAACGTCTTTTTACTTTTTTAAACGCCTCTTCTTCTTCTTTACTCTCTAGTTCCTTGTATATCCATTGTTGATGCCAGGTACCTTCTACCTTAGCGTTCAACCAAGACTCTATTTGTTCTTCTTCGTTTTCTCTGTAAAGCAATATTACTCTGTCAGAAATAGAGATTAATTCATTAAAATGTAAGCCGTTACCTAAAATATCTTTTACAAACAAATGTTCTGTCTGATACTCCCATCTAAAAGGAGTTATGCCGTTTTTAAAATCCTTCGCTCTTAAATTTGCTATCGGTTCTTGTAAAACAGTAAAATTTTTCTTAGCAGAAAACCAATTAGCAAGATTTGTCGAACCGGTTCTTGGTTCTGCTATTACTATAATAACCATACCGTTACATTAAAGTTTTTGTAACTTTTAAATGTTCAAATCCAACATTTCCAGCTAAAACTATCCTATCAATAGTTGACTCTGATGCGTTCATTGGAAAATGCGGCATATCTCCAGGCATTATAATTAAGTCGTCTTCTTCTGGTAGTATGCTGTATTCGACACCTTTATTTGATTTAAAGTAAATTATACCGTCGTCTGTACCCGGTCTTAATCTATTTGGCATTTGAATATAGTATACCCAGGTGTAATGTGGGTAAAAAGACTTTGTAGCGTGTGCAATTCCCGTATGTGTATGAAATTTTTTACTTCTTGTTTCAGCATAAAAGTTTGGCTGTACTGGTTTAGAACGTATTCTATTTATCCAACAATCTGAATTTATAATACTCCAATTATTTTGCGCACTTTTATATATTTCTTCGGAATAATTTATACCGCTTTGAATAATAGTGTCTATTTTTTTTAGAATTAATATTTCTTTCGAAGTTGATCGCTCCCAGAAGTAATTATCTACTTTATCTTTTACGTGGTACTGGTGAAGGTATCCATCAGCTTTTTGGTTTTTTTGTAATTCAATTTCTTCATAACATTCCTTTAAGAATTCATCTTTAAATTCCTTTAAATTTAACTTAACCTTCCATATGTAGGTGTCCTTATCAAAATAAATTTTTTCAATTTTCATACCTTTTAATTAAAACAAAGTTTTATCTAATTTTAATTTGATCATTTTTAATTTAAATGCAATTGTAATACGTAAATCATTAAATGTTATTTTTGGCGAAGACCCTTTATGGTAAAGGTCGCTTTTAAATAATATACCGCTATTGTGTGTAGGTTTTGCGATATCAGTAATGTTATCCTGTTCGTCTTTAAAATAAGTTTCTCCTATAGTACTACTGTCTCCTTTATTAAAATAATATAAGAACGTCCAAGCATTTTCTAATTTAGAATCTACATGCCAATCTCCTTCTTGACCAAACGTATGACCGTTTGCGTATATTCTAATTATTTCAAATTGATTACTCGTCAATTCCTCTATTTTTTTTATAAAAATACTGTTAAAAAACGGATAACTTGTCAAACTTGGTATCATCCAAAACTTATGAGAGGAAGTAGGTCTACTTAGATGACCGTATTTCCATAAAGAGTTATCGATTATTTCTTTACATATAGAATACTCTTGTTCGGATAAGATATTAAAATACTGGCTGTACATATGTGATTTTTATTAAAATAACTTTATAATATTGGTAGGTTTTAGGACGAAAAAAGTTACCAGGGAGTATCTAAATCCTTCTTTTACCGGTAATATTCTGTGTTTAATTTTTGAATTAAATATTATGGTCATATTCTCTATTGGATTAAACAGTTTTGTTTCCTCGTTTAGAATATATTGCAATTCTCCGCCTTTGAAATTATTGTTTAAATAAGTTATAACTGTTCTATCGCAATTATCTCTATGAAACGTATCTTCACTGTTTGTATCGTCTGTAGCACAGTTGAGTGAAATAAAACTAATATCAAAAATATTAAGATCTACATACCTGCTTATTTTACTGTAGTAATTTAATAAGCTATTTTTTTGTTTAGATATATCTGTCTTATAGTATGTAAGTTTAACTTTATCTGGTTTTATTGTAAAATCATTTAAGTTATCTGTCATTTTTTCTTTTAAAAAAATAAACTCGTCTTTATCTAGTAAATTATTAACAAAACTTATCATATAAAATTTCTATTATTTATATCAAATCTTTTTTCAAAAGAATTATATACCCAGTTTTTAAATTCAATATTATTAATTATACCTGATTTATTTTTGTATATAGTTGTATTTAACTTCTCAATTTCTATATTAACATTAAATTTTTTATTTATAAACTTAGTATACTTGTCTAAATCTAAAATATCAAATTCGTAGGTACATTTTTTACAGTTTGTCCAATAGTTTTGTGAAAGTATTGTAGAGAGATTAGTAAACACATTCCTATAAGTGCTACTAAAATCTAACTCTTCTTTAATTAGTCTACAGTAAATATTAAACCATAGTTCATGTCTTCGATTAGTTGTATCGTATAAATTATTTATAGTTTCAAAATCAAAAAACGAATATATAAAATTATTATCAATTTCGCTAATATCAACTACTGGAGTATGATTGTTTACAGTAATAATTTTTGAAAAAATAAATTCAATTCCGGCTATAAATCTATCGTAAGGATCTCTTTTTATACAAAATGTCTCTTTGTCACCGAAATCTCTCTTTAATTCATCTAATTTAACATGCGGATGCGGTAATACATCGGTATTATTAAGCTTGTTACTTTCTAATAATGCATAATATACTGGTGCATGTTCTATTCTAAGATTCGAAGTTAATAGTGAGTGCTCGACTGAATAGCTTGCATTTTTTGGAATACTAACCCAGATTAATTCGTTATTAATTAATAAACTCATCTACAAAAAACTTTTTGATTTTTTCTGAGTATTTGTAAATAGCTCTGTATTTTCAACCTCTAACCACTTGTGTAGCGGACAGGCATCGTACATTGGTGAAAATATTTTTTTCTTAAGAGGACAGCCACAGTTAGTACAGACGGGACTTCCTGTATTCTTTCTATGTCCTATAAATTCACAATTGTTACAGATATTTAATCTAGCTGCTGCTAATACTAACTGTTCTTTTGATGGATTTGCTGCAATAATCCACGATTCTGCAATTTCTTTTACTTTTTTTATCATAACTTATTATTAAAAAAATTCTATTAAGAATGCTTTTGTTTTATTGCGCTCGTCAATACCGCTACTGCATTCAGTAAATTTAACTTTACTGTACTATTTGAAACAAGTTTCTGTCTTTTAAACAAATCTTTGTAGTTTGAATAAGATAAATTTTTATTATTTTCTGTTGCCATGCTTCTATTTTATTTTTTTAAATTCAACATCTATTTTATTATAATCAACCGTATATAAACCATTTCTATCTTTAGATAATGCATTTTCAAATTTTGTTCCAATTAACTCTTGTGCGATTACTCCCTCATATAAGCCATCTTCGTTTTTATAATTAAAACGATATATGTTTATACCATGTAAAGACTTATCGTATAGTTTTATATTCTCTTTATATAAAACATCGGATTTTTGTCCGTTACAATACCCGTAAACTTGATAATAAGGATTTTGTCCGTTTCCGGATTCATCGCTGGTTTCGCATACCGGTGTTGAATATCCATAAGGGCTATAGCCTGGGTACCTTGCACATACAGTGCCTGGGTCTAGGTAAGCATAGGTACGTGCGCCGTACGTATAAAAATAATTGCTACCGCAGTCATTAAAAAGAAATAAAGTGTTATTTCGGTCTCCTGGAGGGCATCTTACGTATCTACAGTCGTAACCGTAATTATGTGTTACTAAACCGTATCTGCTCTGTGTTTCTGTCTCTTCTAACGTCAAAAATAAATCTGATGCTTCAAAGTCTAGCAAGTACCCTTTAAATTTATCGAATTTGTATGTTATATTAGTTATAACTGATGTTACTAGTTCATTAGTCAAACTATCAAATAAGACGACTGTGCTACCTGCAATTAAATTTATGTACTGTTGAAATTTTGCGTTATCTCCGTCTTTAACCATAATTTCAGCATGCCCTACATCTGAAAATATCGCATTAGTATCAGTTTCGAACGTGACTAATGTACCGAAATAGTTTAAAGAACCAGTGTTTACTAACTCAGTTGTCGATATTTCAAAATTTGCTACTGTCTCGTTAAAAGAACTACTCCACGTTAGTGCAGGTTGAGCTCTATCGTCAGTTGATAAAGTACTAAATAGTATTGATTTCACACTATCACCGGTATTGAGCTCTTTTGCTAAAGATATATTTCCGTCTGGTAGTATAATTTTCGTATTATCAGTTGCATCTAACTTTACTGCAACTTCTGAAATTTGAGTGTAAAATTTTTGACAGTATCTCATTCTATCCCAGTATTGAACTTCTCCATTATCGTCAAAATCACAACTTTCTACTACTTCTAAATTTGCAGTTTTTTCTAAAGTTTGTAAGTTAATAATATCTAAATTTGAACCGTACAGTAGATCTACACTTCTATACGATTTAACTCTGTTATCTAATAAATCATCAGTATTGTATATAAACTCCTGGATATACTCTTCAGCTCTTAAATTAGACTTCAATACATTTAATTGTTCAATTGTATCAACTTTAAGTAATTTTGGATATGTTTTGTTATCAAAAGGAGTCACTCGTCTTTTAATACAGTAGTTTGGATGATTTCCATTATCTCTCAAAGTAGTACCGATCGAATCAAGGATAATTTCGTCGTTATTTATATAACACTTCGGAACAGAATTTGGGTCTGCGTCGTACATTAACTTTAAAAACTCGCAGTTATCTCTTGCATATGTATCGTCAATTAATGCTGTAGTATCATATGATAATCGAATAATTAACTTGCTATCTTCATCTTCTACAAACGGAACAGTAATTGAAGTCCTATCGGTTTGAAATGTATTAAAAGTTATAGAACTTCCTGATGTAAAATCAGCTAAGTAAGATTTAAAACTTGAAAAAACAGCTGTACTATTTTCTGAATTTTGACTAATTTTCGTCTTTAACTCTTCAAAATCGTAATTAAACGTATAACTTGACTGTGCTGATAAATTGTTTTCATTTGAAATTAAAACAATTTCTGTAAAATTATTAGATGTTACGAAATTCTCAAAAGATGCAGAATCGAAATTTAACGACCACTGAGTATCTAACTGTACATTAGTATTCGTTTCTAAAGCTTTGAAAGATCCATCTATATCTTTCATAAAGTCGGTTCCTATAATAACTGCTCTCATATGCGTTTTACTTATTTATCTATAAATAGCTATAAAAACTACTTCCTTAACCCGTATTTTATCCATTTATACCAGATTCTTTCATGAATATAGTACTGAATCGGTTTATACACTAATTCCGCTATTCCAAATGCAGCTCCTACTTTAATAGATCCGCTTATTAGCCACATTAGTAGGAATCCAATTAAAGTACTTACGATTCTATAACTGATCGTTTTAACTATATGTCTTTTCCTCTCTACTATCACAACTTTCCCTCTTTTTTCATTTGCTCTCTAATTTTGGTAGCAGAAATGTCGTGTACTTCTTGAGGTGGTACATGCTCAATTACATCGTATCCAATTCCTCTTCCGATATTAACTGATTCTATATCGGGAATAGTAATAATTTTAACTTTTCCTTCAGATACTAGATCTGTTAGAACTGTAGCAAGATTCATTAGAACCTCGTGTGCAGTCCAAGGGTTTTTCTCGTCAGGCTCTACGTCTCTAATACATAATAACACCTTTTTTCCTTCATTTAAAGCCTGATCTATTAACCAGCGGTGTCCATCATGCCAAGGCTGCCATCTACCGATAAACATTGCATGACCTTTACCATTACTGTTGCCTTTTGCTAATATATTTTTCATAAACTCAATTTTTGTCTTAATTCTTGAAATACTTCAAACTCTGATCTACTAGTAGTATCGATATCTACAAAATTCTCTGTAGGAGCACTATAATCCGCTACGTGAAACTGTTCTCTACCTCTAATATCTGTAGTATGTACGTATACCTCTACAATACCGTCTCCTATGGCTTCCTTAAAGGAATCTCGTTGATCTTTATAAGGTGATACCAGCGATACAATAGCAATATTTCCTTTGTGGTGATAAAATTTAGCTATGTTTTGAGCTAATTCTATATTCTTTCTTCTACCTGCTTCTGAATAGTCTTTATTATCAAAGATCGCTCTAATATCATCACCGTCTACGATAGCGGCTTTACCTGCAAAATGTGCTTCTAGCCATTTAGCCAGGGTTGTCTTACCTGCTCCAGGCTGTCCTGTTAACCATATTATCATAATTAGTGTTTATAAGTAAAGGGATCTCTTTTTTTAAGTTCTTCTATTCTCTTCTTTGCTTTCTGCTTTTTCTTCCATCTTTCAATCCACTGTTTAACTAATTTTATCATTTAAAGTACATTTTATTATTAATAATAAGGATATCTATGTTAGTTTCCAAAAAAGTTTTATAAGCATCTTCCGGAGTTAGTACCATTGTCTTATCCTTTATGTTAAAAGAGGTGTTTAATAGTATCGGAAAGCCGCTTAATTGTTTAAATTTCCATAGTAACTCGTACATTTTACTTTTTTGATCATAAACGGTCTGTATTCTTGCTGTTCCATCTACGTGAGTTACTGCTTTTAATTTATCTCTATACTTTTCCTTTACTTTTACTACTTGATTCATATAGGGAACAAAGTCATCCGATTCAAAGAACATAGATTGAGCCTCTTGGATTACCATTGGTGCAAATGGCCTAAACATCTCACGTTTTTTAATAAGCTTGTTTATTCGATCTTGCATTCCAGGTAGAGTTGGATTTGCTAAAATACTCCTATGTCCTAAAGCTCTTGCTCCAAACTCGATTCTACCTTCAAACCATCCCACTACCTTCCCGTCGTTAAGTTCTTTAGCAATAGTACCTAAATCTAAAGGTTTAGAGTTACACATTTCGAAGTCTTCGTAAGAAGGACCTAAGAAAGGGTCTTGGTTTATATTTTTATTTAAATAATTTAAACAAGCCCCTATACAGGAACCTGCATCTGAAGGAGCTAGCGGTATCCACACGTTCTTATAAGAAGTATTTGTCTTAATCTTGCCGTTTGCTGTTCCGTTATAAGCACATCCCCCGCTTAAACATAAATTTTCGCCTGGGAATTGCTTTAAGTAATGAAATAATGCTTGTTCGTATATCCATTGAAGTGCTGCTGCAATATCTTTGTGTCTTTGTTCTATTGGTTCATCTGGAAGTCTATTTTCTCCTAGCAGCTCGACTAAGTGATGATTAAACATTACTCTGTTACTCCTACTCCAGGTAAAATACTTCATATCTACCTGTAATCCTCTCTTATAATTTAATAATTTCCTAAACTTACCCTTATAGGCAGTGGGATCTCCGTAAGAAGCAAGTCCCATTACTTTATATTCGCCTTCGTTAGGTTTAAAGCCAAGATATGACGTAATAGCAGAGTAAAGTAAGCCAAGAGAATGCGGATACTTAATAGATACTTGTGGAATGACCATTCCGTCAGTAACTTCCATTATTCGTAAAGTTTCTTCTTCTCCTACTCCGTCAATACTCATTAAAGTAGCGTCTTTAAAGGGAGAACTGTAGTAAGCATACATTAAGTGAGACATATGATGTTCAGAAAAGAACGTATTCTTGCAAAGCTCTCTTAATTTGAACCGTAATTTTATATTAGTCCATAGTATACGCGGTACCGATAGCCAGTTGTGCTTTAAAGCTCTTAATAATTTAAAGTTTGGTTTTTCGTAATAGCAAATTAAATCGAATTTATCTGTATAATGTTCTTTAATGTAGTTTACAACGTGTGTAGGAAAGCTAGAATCATGTTTTATACCTGTAAACTTTTCTTCCTCACATGCAAATACGAGTTTATCGTCTTGAAATAAACAAGCCGCTGAATCATGATAATATGCTGAAATGCCTAGTACTATCATATAAGTTTTTTAGTGTCTCTAGGAGGAACAATTGCGTTATAGATAGAATCAGCAGATAATGCATGAGATCTTATACCGGGATGATATCCGTCTCTAGCAAAATCTGTAACATTAATCCCTGCATGTGATTCTTCTGATTCTACAAACCTCGTCTGTTCTACGTTAAATAAATCTAAATTATATTTTCTAACAAGATCTAAAGTAGCTTTACACCAAGTCGTAATGTAGGTTTTTGTGCTTTGTATTTTTGCATTATACTTTATAAGGTTTATATTTTTTATATACTCATTAAAAAACGTTGTGTCGTCAAACTCTTCGTACAACATTTTATATACCCTAGGATTATCATAAGGAGGATAATTTGGAATAAGATCCTCTTGATAAAAGCAATCGCCGGCTTCTCTTATAAATTCGTAACGGTATAAAGAGGGTAGGACGAAAACAGCTGTATCTAACCTGTAAAAGTTATTAATAGAACAGAAAGCTTTAGCTATCTTCTGTATATTTCCTCCAGGTATTCCGAAATTATAAACGGGTTTTTTAAGTTTACGCTCAAGTATGGAAGAATATACTTTCTCGTAAGGTACTCCTACTCCAAAGGTATAGCTACATCCGAATACTCCAACGGAATTTTTTATATTTTCTAAAGGATTTGTAATTCTATAACCTAATTCACTCATATCATAATGTACATCTTCAAATTTAAAACTAGTTTTACCTTTGTTAATAGCTTCCTTAGACTCCTTTTCTTCTAAAGCATGTAAGACTTCAAACCTAGTAGGAGATTCGCATATAATATTAGTACTTTTACTCATTAAGTACAGCGACAATAGACGTAACTCTTCGTAATCCTTTAGTTGATCGTATCTAAATAGAATACTTTCTTTGTTTTGCTTTTTTAATTCTTTAAAAATAGTTAATCCGTGCATTACTTTAATTTAAAATAGTTTTTATACTCAGGGTTAATTGCTAATATGTTTTGATTTCTTATTATGTCTAACTTCGTAGTCATGTCTACAAACTCTTGAAATAAGTGTGATTGATCAGACTCCCACATAAAGTGTACTATTGAGTCCCACCCTTCTTTAGGAATTCCGTGTTTATCGTATAACTCTTTTCCATACTTTGTAATCTTATCTGTTGCTAATTCTTTCAATTCAGGAGGAAGAGCTTTGATACAATTAAACTCTTGAACATACAGAGGATTTATATGGAATCTCTTAATGAAATAATCTTCTATGCCATAATACTGTTCTTTTTCTTTTTTCTCTGCAGGAATAATTCCCATATCAAAGAGCTTTTTATGTAACTCTGTTAATCTAAAGATGTTTAAATTGCTTACTGTAGGGTGTATCCAAAAATCAATATGGTTTTTATCTATGTTAAGTAAATTGGTTTCAACTTGAGGCCATTTACCTCCGTTTCTTACATATTCAAAAGTATCACCAACTCCATCAATACTTAAACTTAAATGAATATGTCTAAACTTAGGCCAAATATCTAAAATATTTCTCTTCCCTCTATGTAGCAGAGTTGCATTAGTAGAATACTTTAACTCAACATCATAATGATTATATTTTTCAAATAAATCTATCATTCTCCAGTGTTCGTTCATTAACATCGGTTCACCTCCTGCAAACATTATCTGATCCATGTTTTTAACGTTCTCTTCAATATCCTTCCAAAAAATTTCTGCATCATCTAAATGTATGACTCCTGTTTGTTGATCGTCAATATGTAATTTTGGATAGTCATTAGCCCAAGCACTGCTAAATAAAGGTCCGCAAGTTCTACAGGACAGATTACAGTAGTTACTAAACCTAAAATCCCAATACCTTAAGTTGAGTTCGTTAACTGATCCGTCTGGGTTTGTCTTTTCTATGTTTGTTTTAACCTTGTCGTACCAATTACCGTTCATCCCCTGTCTCATACTTGTAAGACCGTGCTCTTCTCTATTAGTACATCTTTCGCAACTCTTAGGTAAAGGCTTATCTTCTAACATCCTCAGTCGCATTTCTTTAGCAGTATTACTATTAACTACCTCTAATAGAGTTTGTTCTTTAACATTACCGAATGAATTTTCCTTTTCAAGAGGAGTCATACAACAAGGAAATGCCTCACCGTTATTAATTACGTGAAGATGCATCCAGGGGGCTGCACAAAAGTTCTTACTGTCTTTAAGATTAACCATTTTTAATAAAGTTTAACATTTCATCTTGCTGATCAGGTTCAATATAGTCTTGAGCTCCTGGATTAGCCCACTGTGGATTTAATACCCAGCCTTCTTTCTTAGCAGTTTCCATTACCTCGTCTACGTAACGGTTAGATTTTGCGTCATCTCCGTTAATAGCTTCTTTTAATGGTGCTATGTTTGTTTCAGGTATTGCTTCAAACCATTCTTTTAACATTGGAAATGTTTCTACGAAGTTTTTATTTCTTCTTATATCGTATTGAGTATAAAAAGACTTAAAATCTCTCTCTCTAGACTCTAAAGAAGAAGTATGGTTATGTCCTGTTTCGATTTCTCTTATATAGGCTACCATTCTTAACATTCCGTCTCTTTCCCAATCTTGAAAGAAGTTTGCACCTCCATCATAATTATCAAATATCCATTTTTCAATATGATTAGCTCTCTCTTCTCTAATATGTTTAGGTAGAGTTACTATTGACTGGAAGGAAGGAAAACGTAATATGTTGAATGAACAGTGAGGTGAAGGAGTTTTATATTCTCTTTTTAGTCTCAATATTTCGTCCATAAAGTCTGTAATAGAAAATAAACATAATGCATTAATTGTCATCATACAGTTTATAGACTTTACATTACCTTCTTTTAACATTCTTTCTACATTACTAACCCACTTCTCCCATTTTAAACCGTCTCTAATGTACTCGGCATGAGCACCTGTCGATTCACAGCTTGTATATAAATGAAAACTTTTAATGTTGTGGCTTGCTTTTAATAATTCTTCAAATAATTCATCTTTCTGTCCTAAATTAGAATTAACTGCAAAATCTACAGCACAGTCTTTATTATTTTCCCACCATTTCATTAACTTCCAAAAGTCTTGAGACATAGTAGGCTCGCCTCCTGTTACTCTTAACTCTCTTAATGAGTGCTGTAACTCAGCTTCCCACCATTTCCAAAATGCTTCTACATAAGGATTACCTTCGTTTTTCTTACCGTAAGGCATAGCGTGATTTCCGTCGTGCTAAAGGCTGCTGCTCCATCACTTACTAGGTTCTGGTACGGGCCGTTCTTCTTAATATCGTTTTGCCAGGTAGTACTAAAGGAAGCGTTACAATAAGAACAGGCAAAGTTACAATTAGGATCGAAAGCAATCTCTAATGTCTTTAAGTCAACATCTTCTGTCCAACTTAACTTAGTTTTCGCCTCTAGCAGCTCTTCGTCAGTATAGATAACTGATTTATATACTCTATCTGATACTTTATCAGGACCCAAGTCTTCAATCTTCCAGCAGTAGTCGCACTCTTTAGGCCTTTCGCCTTCTAGCATCTGTTTTCTAACTAGTTTCTTATACTGAGTGTTATGAATTGCTTTATAACTCATAGCTACCTCTTCTAAAGGTATTTTATGTGCTGGCGGGTGATGACAGCTTGCATTTGTACCGTTACCTAACCAAATAGTGGCATTAAACCACTTAGCTCCGCAAAATGCAGGGGAGATAGAATTTATAGCTCTATCTCGATACTCTTGGTAGCTTTCTTCTTCTTTTTTAGCAAATACTCCCATAACTAAATTTTATGTATAAAATTACAATTCTCTGTCTTATCAAAACTCTTATTATATATAAATATGTCGAAATCATGCTCTGCAATCAGAGTATTTTCTTGAAATATCTGTAATCTTTGTAAATCTACGTCTAAGTAGTTTAAATTAAATCCGTTCTTTGGAAAATTACCGGCTCCAAAGATAATATGAGAGGTACTATCGCAAGATAGCTTATTACGTAACGTAAAGTTAAGTATATTTTCTCGATTTACAAAAAAATGTAATTCTCTCTCTTTTCTTGCGATAACCAGCTCGTAATCAGTATCTACTTGCCATTTGCGGCTAACGTGTACATACTCTGTCTGCCCTGTTTCGTAAGAAACAATAAAAGTCATTCCGTCTACCTCTAAATCGATTCCAAAGTAAGAAGGTAGTTTGGAAAATAGAGTGGCTTTTTGCGTAATAGGGTTAGGTAGAGAGAATACTAATTTAAATAGAAAATCTTTCTCGTAATCAAAGACCCTATTTGCTGGATTCTCAATAAAGTTCTCAACCATGCTATTAGGCCACATAATCCAGGGATTTTCTTTATCTATTCTTAACATCGCTATAAAATTTTGTTAATTCCGGAAACGTCTCTAAGAAGTTAGTGTTTCTCCTAATATCGTGTTCGTCTACAAACATAGCAAAGTCTAATCTATTCTTCTCTACTTCAAAATCATCTTCAGAAATTGCATAATCGTAGATTCTTTTAATTTTCTGT